AAACTACGTCACATCGGAGGGTTACGAAAAGAACCTGCAGAACCAGCGTGCCCTAAATCTCTTCGGGGCACTGGAAGAGGGCGAGTTCGCCCCGCCGACTGCAGGGGCCGCATCCATGGGCCTTGGATTAGGAGGCTTGGCATTCAGCCCGTTTCTTTCAGACAACTACAAGATAGCCGGGTACCGGCTGGGCTCTGGCCTGTCCCCCGCCGAGCAGCGAGCCAAAGAAGCCCTCTACTGGGACGACCAAGCTCTCAAAGGTTTCCGAGAGAATGCCTACAAAGACCCGCTATTCGGGGCGTATTTCCCGCAGAACTCCAACACAAACTTCGACGGAATTGTACGGAATAACGAGGATGATAGGGCTAACTCGTACACCGATGTCAGCCAGCGGTTTTTCTCCACAGCTTTGAACGCATTGTCGGATAACCCTCAGTCGTACAGCGACTGGAATCGCGACGAAGACATTCTAAGGAGACTTGTCAGGCAAGTCCCGGTTCTCCTAGACAGTTCCCGGGCAAAAGAAAATGACCCTCAAAAGGGCCTGTTTACCCGGGACAAGGCCGGAAGCATCGCCAAGGGTTTGCAGGGCTACCAAGATTCTCGGGCCCGCGTGTTCCAAAGAAACATGCCCATGGCAATGCACAACATGGGCTTGAACGATTACGCCATCTACCCATCGCCAGCGATGGACACGGTTGCAATGCTACCGCTGTTCAACATTGACCCGCTCAGCGTTGCTTCGGCTGCGGACGAGCTTCGGGCTGCGGGCAGCATTGTTCAATGGCTGCGGGGTAAGGGTGTGCCCAAAACATGGAAGCGCAAACTTGCAGACGCTGCTGGAGAATTTGTTGACCCAACTGACGTGGCGGGCGAAATAGGTTATGCGGCACCCCAGTACGGCTCAGATTTTCAGTCTTTCTTCACCCCGGTAGAGGAAATTCAAGACATAAAGGGAAGAGCCAATGATCCAAAGTTTCCTGAAAAATACAAACAGTTCCAGCTTAACCAGCAAAACGTGCTTGCGCGGGGAAGGCAACTTTTCAAGAATAGTGATCTCACGCCCACTCCCCGAGGTGCCAAATGAGCGACGAAGAGAATATCGGCGACGACTCCCAGCTTGACGACGTGCCCGAGGTCGATGCTGGGGAATCTGAAGTTCAAGAACCCCAGAGCGTCGAAACCGACGCTACACCGGCTGAATCCCCGTATTCGCAATTCAAACAGCTTCCCGGGTTTGAGGATGTTCCAGATTCGGAAATCCCGAACAGGCTGATGGAGGCAGTTCAGCGGGAGCAGGAAGCCTACCGGGCCCTGCAGCAGTATCAGAGCATTGTCCCCGTCGCCTCCGAATACCTGCAGAACCGTCCCGACTACGAGCAGTGGAAGGCCAGCCGCACCCAGACGCAGGCCCCGCAGCCCCAGCAGGCACCTGCCCCAGAAGAGACAAGCTGGTGGAGCCCGCCGCCGGTCAAAGACATCAACAAGCAGTATCTGGTCCGAGATGCCGAGGGCCGGGAGATTATTGCAGAGAACGCCCCGCTAGACGCTCGGCACGAACTGGCGAACTACCAAGCCTACAAGGCAGATTTTGCTCGCCGGTTCTTGGATGACCCGCAAGGCGCTTTGGGACCGATGGTCGAAAAGATCGTCGCCCAGCGAGCCAGCGAGATCGCCCAGCAGCAGGTCGGCCACCTCAAAGACGAAACCTTAGTCAAGACGCTGGAAGAACAAAACAGAGATTGGCTTTTTGATGAACAAGGCAATGTCTCCCGAGAGGGACTTCTTGCCCAGAAATATATTGAGGACGCTCGGGGCAAAGGCATCCATGGCGTTCAGGCTCGTTGGGACTATGCCGTTGCCATGGTCGAGCGGGACTTAGCGATTGCTAGGTTCATGCACGAACAGCAGCAAATGGCTCAGGCCCAGCAACAGCCTGCCGCCCCTGCCCCAGTTGCCGAGCAGCCCTCACAGGCAGAACAGAACATGGAGTATCTGCGAAGGCAGGCTTCGCGGGCACCAACAAGGCGTTCCAGCACGGGCACCGATGCCCGGAAACCCAAACAAGCAATGTCCTTTGAAGACCGGATGCTGGCCACTCTCCAGCAAGAAGGTCTTGCGGAATAGAAAGGTTAATTGAGACATGGCGTCACCAACCGATTGGGCTCGCGCTATCGCAACGACCATAATCCAGCACACTCGGGAAGAGGAAATTGCCGTATTTCGGCGGTTCAAAGTCTTCGCGATGCTGGAGTCGAGCGGCAACATTCTGATGAACCAGTCTGGAAGAGGCTTCGACTGGAATGTTAGGTACCGCAACGCCCCAGTAACCGGCAATACTGGGGACACGCCTCGGACATTCCAGCGCATCAATATGTGGAAGCGAGCAGAGCTTCCGTGGCGTGGGTTTACAACCACTGACGCCATCTACCGTAGGGAGCTACTGGAGAACCGTGGCCAACAAGCTCTGGTGAACATCGCCAGCCAGATGGCCAGCCGACTGCAGGAGTCTCTGGAACAGTACCTGAGCTATCAGCCCTATGTGGACGGTAACGCTCCGGGCAACGAGAACTTCTTCCACGGCGTCCAGTCGTTTCTCAACTACTCGGGAACGATCACCGAGGGCAACGCTGCGGTGGCTTTCAAGTCCGACCCCGGCAACATCGGCGACCGGTTTGGTTTCCCCGATGACAGCTATGCCGGTCTGAAGACCAACCTCGGCTACTACGGCGGTGGCCGGATCAACACCGACACGGGCAACTGGCCCGACGTGCCGGTCGATCCGGAATTTGACTTCTATTCCCCCGTGATCGTCAATTACAACTCCAGCGGGTTCCGTGGACAGCGGAACTGGAAGGAGAACTGTGTGGTTGCTACTCGGGAAGGCATTGTGCAGTGCAAGCGCAATGACACCCGCGAGTCGCAGATCGACATGGTTGTCCTCGACCGCAAGCTCTTCATCCAGTATCTCAACTCGCTGGAGAGCAAGGAACGGGCGATCATTACCCGAGAGAACGGCCTGCGTAGCTACGGCTTCAGCGATGTCTTTGAACAGGACGGCGTTGAAATTAGCCACGAAGCTGCGGTTCCAGCCGGTCGCGGATTCGGGCTGTCCATCGGCAACATGGAACTCCGCTGTCTGGAGAACCAGTTGTTTATGGCAGAGGGCCCGTACTTTTCCGAGGAAACACAAGCGTACAGATACGCCTGTTCAACACTCGGGAACATGAAGTTCAAGAGTCCCCGTAATTTCTTCATGCTGGCACCGGTCACGACTTCGGACGACGGTAGCAGCGACGGCTTCTCAAACACCTGACCTAGATAGGACGGAGATACAGATGTCCACAATTTTCAGTGACCCGGGCTGGCGTCGTGGCGGCACTTTGCTGCAGGGCGAAGTTATCGACTACGACGATCACCCAACGAACTTGGTGCCGACTGCGGGCAAAGAGTTGGTGGGTCAGGTCAAAATCTTCCAAGACATCGATCCCTACTCGGGAACCCGGAAGAGCAATCGGCTCGTCTACTGTGTTGCGGCCCGCTACACGGGTGCCAGCACCATTGAGTACGAACCGGGCGTTTCCGACGACACCGGCAAGTTCGTGGTGTTCTCCGATGGTCTGGGAGAGTTCACAACTCTCGCCGATTCTGCTGACGTGACTGCAGGTCTGATGATCGGCGTACTGGACGAGTACCTCACTGTCGATGTCCGCAAGAACGACATTGTGTGGGTGGTGGTGAAGGGGCCGTGCGAGGTGCAGACTGTCACTGGCAGTTCACTGGCGGCCAACAAGCGGGTCGGCCTCGACACGGCTGTGGCTGGCGACACGGGACTTGCTCTGGATAGCGAGCCCGCTCTTGCCAACCAGATTGGTCTTTCGCTCGGTGCAGCTTCCAGCGACCGGCAGCGAATCAATCTGATGAGCAGCCACCTTTAATTTGTTTGGCGGTGACTTCGCTCCGATAACGGCTCGCCGGAAACCCCGGCGGGCCGTTATTATTTAGGCATGGCTGAAAACCAACGAACCTGCCGTCACTGTGCTAGTGTTCTCCCCTCCGACCGAGAACACTTTGCGTGGCATAAACGCACTGGCCTGTCTTACACCTGTTTGAACTGCCGTCGCGCCCGCAGAGCCAAAGAGAAAGAGCGAGAGAAAGCCCGCCACGAAAAGGCTCTTGCCAAGGTCGAAGCTGCCGGTCTGGACGTGTATGCCGCTTTGGCGAGGCAGGGCGGCTCCAATATCCCGCACTCCGCTGAACTGGTGGAGAAGATCACCGAGTATTTCGGTGGCGTCTCTGGGTTAGCGGCGATTCTGGTAAAGCAGTATTACGACAGCAAACCGGGCAGCAGCACCCGCAACAAGCTCCTTGAAACCATTGTTCGCCTTATTCACGGCAACGTGGAGCAAGGCGGGGCCCGCAAGCCAATCGAACTATGGACTGAAGAAGAGTTGGAAGCCGAACTCAACAAGCGGTTTGAGATAGCCGTCCTTGCCCAGAAGAGAATCATCAATGCCGCACCCCAAGCGATCACCGCCGAAGATTCCGCAGATACCGGCGATTACCCAGCACGAACAGAACAAGATTCGGGAACTCCACAACGAGTTGAAGAGCCGGGAGTTGGAGGGTCTGAATCTTTACAAGCCGAGCCCGACGCAGGACCAGATTCACCAGTGCAAGGCGAGCGAGATTCTGGTGATTGGGGGGAATCGTAGCGGCAAGTCTCTTTGCACGTTCGTCGAGGATGCCCGCTGCGTTTGCAACAAAGACCCCTACAAGAAATATCCCGACAAGGGCACGCTGGTCGTCATTGGCAAGGACTGGCGGCACATAGGTCTGGTCGCATACGCGATGCTCTTCAAGCCGGGAGCGTTCCGGATTATCAAAGACGCGACGACTGGGGACTGGCGCACCTACAGCCCAGAAACCGACGCTGACCGTCGCAGCGAGTCACGCCCCGCCCCGCCCCTCATTCCCGAGCGGCTTATCAAAAGCACGTCGTGGGTACTGAAGTCGGCGAACTACATCCAATCCTGTGAGCTACACACCGGCTGGACAATCTACTTCTTTAGTTCAGAGGGTGATCCGGTACAAGGCTTTCAGACAGACAGGTGCCACATAGACGAGGATATTAACAACGAGAACTGGGTACCAGAGATGCAGGCCCGCATTGTTGACCGCAAGGGTGTGCTAACGTGGTCGGCCATGCCACACTCGACCAATAATGCCCTTCTCGGTCTAAAAGAGCGTGCGGAAGAACAAGAACACCTTCACGGAGAAAAAAGCGAGATTCGGCATTTCAAGCTGCGGTTTCTCGACAATGCCTTCCTCGACGCCGACGAGAAGAAGAAGTCCATTGAAAGATGGTCGGCTGTCAGCCTAGACACCCTTCGCCAACGAGCCGAGGGCGACTTTGTGGTTGATTCGGTACTGATGTACCCGAACTTCGCCATGGATGTCCACGGGTTTTCGCTGTCTGATTTGCCGGAAAGCAGGGTGCCGAGCCAGTGGACCCGCTATGCGGTGATCGACCCGGGCCACACCGTCACTGCTGTGCTATTCGCAGCAGTTCCCCCAGACGAGTCAATGATACTGGTCTATGACCAACTCTACATCCGCCACTGCAACGCTCGGATTTTCGGCGAACAGTTCGAGAAGAAGGTCCGGGGCAGCCATTTCCATGCCTTCATCATTGATGCCCACGGTGCCCGCATTAGGGACATTGGTTCAGGCAGGTTGCCTAGCGAGCAATACACGGAAGAGCTAGTAAACCGCAACATCCGGTCGCAGGTCACGGGGGCCAGTTTTTTAGCTGGCTGTGATGACATCCCGGCTCGGACTGAAGCCGCCCGGTCGATGCTGCATATCCGACCCAACGGAACTCCCATTCTCCGAGTCCTGCGGAACACCTGCCCCGATCTGGAGCGGGAAATAAAGCGGTATAGGAAGAAGGTCAACTACGTCTCTGGCATGCCCGTTGTCACAGACATGCCCAACACAAGGGGAGACTGCCATCTGGTCCAGTGTCTTGAATATCTTTGTGCCTATGCCCCCTCTTATCACAAGCCGCCGGTCCAGCCCGAAGCTGAGCCGTGGTGGGTTAAGGTCGTGGAGCGGCGCAAAAAGATGCTTGCGCAGGAGCAGGGCAGCTTCGTAAACTTGGGCCCGTCCTATAAAGGAGACTTGTGATGGCCAAATGGCAGATGCCCCGCCCCAACATGGGCGACATGGTGTTTTTTAGCACTGATGTCCATAATTTCAGTAACCCCTGCTTGGGTTTCGTGGTGCAAAATCCCGGCGACAGCACCGTCAGGATTCTGACATTCACGCCAACGGGGTGGGTTGATCGACCAAGCGTTCACCACAAGGACGACCCGGACCTGAAGACCGACAACGCTTGGGAAGAACTCGGATGCTGGGCGTTTGCCCCCATCACAGAAGCCATCTACCAAGCCGCTGCCGCTTCCCGGGCCAAGGAGCGTCTAACCAGTGGCACAGCCAAGTGAAATCCTTCGCCGCCTAACCCAGACGTGGGTGAAAAAGCTGGCGGCAGCGGTGAAATACAAGGAACGCTTCACCGAAGACGCCAAAGAAGCCAGCAACTTCTTCGATGGCCAGCACAATTGGATGTGGCAGGACGCCTATGCTCGGGGCGAATCTGGCTACAACCAGTCTATCGCGCCGCCCAGCTTCAGAATCCAAGTCAACAAGGTTTTTGAGCTAGTCGATATTTATGGCAGCGTTATGTACCACAGGAACCCTGTGCGTACTGTGTCTGTGATGGAGTACCCGGACCTGCCCCCCACGGCTCTGGGCATTCAGGTGCAGCCGGGCATGGTCCCCGACATGCTGCCGCCCGACCAGCAGCAAGTTCTGCAGGTTGCCGTTGCTGAGTCACAGGACAAGATTAACCGGCTCGCAGTTGCCGAGTTGATGCAGGCTTATCTGAATGTCACCCCCCAAGAATTGGACCTGAAGCGTCAGGGCCAGAAGTGGGTGCGAGAAGCCCTCATCAAAGGCATGGGGGTAATGTGGACCGAGCTAGTCCAGATTGAGGCTAGCGGGGACGAGTCCCAAGAACCGATCAACGTCGTCGGCAGTTTCTATGACAGCGTAGACAACTTTCTGATGGACGGTGACTGGGAAAACATGGACGATATCTTGTGGTGTGCCAAGCGGTGCATACAACCCATAGATGTGGTTGCCCAAGAATTTGGCATTCCGGAAGAGCAGCTTCGCAAGCACATTGACCAAACCAGTGAAATCAAACTCTACAAAGAGGGCAAGTCGGCACGGCGGGGGAAGAAGGACGGGGTTGCCCAGAGCAACGAACTGGTCACCTACTACAAGATTTGGTCCAAGTGCGGGTTCGGCGACCGGCTCAAAGACGCCCCCAAAGAGTTCCGGGGCATGTTCGACAGCCTCGGCAAATACTGCTACTTGGTCATCGCCGAAGGCATTGACTTCCCCCTAAACGTCCCGCCGTCTGTGCTAGAGCAGTATGGGGAGCAAGCTGCCAGCGAAGAGCCCCAAGCCGACTCCGAGATTCTGACCCGGGTCGCGTGGCCAATCCCGTTCTACTGCGACAACAACGGCTGGCCTTTCACCCCGCTCTATTTTCACTGGAAGCCCGGGTACGCCTACCCCATCTCCCACATTCGGCCAGCGATTGGGGAGTTGAGACTGTTGAACTGGGCCATGTCGTTCTTGGCCACCCGAATCGCAACTTCCTGCGAAACCATCGTTGCTGTCCAAAAGGCCGCCGACGAAACCATCAAAGACCAGATTCTGGCCCCCAGCGAGGGCGGCTTCAAAATGGTCGAAATCTCCGAGCTACTGGGCCGGGGCATCGGCGATGTAGTTAGCGTGTTTCAGATGCCGCAGGTTACCAAGGACTTGTGGGACATAATCAGCGCGATTGCGCAGATGTTCGCCGAGCGCACCGGGTTGTCAGAACTGGTCTACGGCTACACCCGCTCATCCTTCAGAAGTGCCAGCGAAGCGCAGATTAAGCAAGAGAATATCTCCATACGCCCGGACAACATGGCAAACCAGTTGGAAGACGCCATGTCGTTGCTCTCGCGGCGAGAAGCCCTTGCTGCCCGCTGGCTACTGGAGCCGAAGGACTTGGTGCCGTTTGTTGGGCAGGTTGGGGCGTTAGCGTGGCAGCGGAACATTGCCACCCGCAGCATTGCCAGTTTGTCCCGCGACTTCATTTACCGCGTCGAAGCTGGCAGCGCCCGCAAGCCAAACAAAGCTACCCGGGCGGAACAAATGCAGATGGCCGTGCAAACGCTTGGACCAATTGTGTCCAACCTCATCGGGGCAGGCATCGTCGAACCATTCAATGCCCTTATGCGAGACTGGGCTGACTCATTGGATATTGACGCTAGCCCCTACCTAGTGCCGCCGCCTGCGCCCCCTGCTGCGCCGATCCCCGGGCCTCCCCCGAGCCTGAAGAGGAACGTGCTGCGCAGGGGGCCGGTGGCGAGCCAGAACCTGAAGAAGACGTGCCGCCTGACCAAGTGCCGCCAGAGTTGGCACCGCAGGCGTGAAGTCCCGGTCGCAGAAAAAGCGGGAGGCCAATCTTTGGGCCCGTTACCGCGTAAGCCCCGTTCAGTGGGAGGAAATGCTACGCAATGCTAATCACGGCTGCCAGTTGTGTGGGGATGATTCAAACCTCTGTGTGGACCACTGCCATCTCACTGGACGGGTTCGCGGCGTTCTCTGTCGCAACTGTAACATTGGCATTGCTCGCCTTGGCGACACCGCGTCTGGATTAAAGAAGGGCTATGAATACCTCAAAAAATTTGAACGCTCCTGTTCCGTGCGACGTGCAGCGGCTCGGCCCGCAGGCCATCGCCCAGTTTCACAAATTGCTATCAAACGGCTGCACGCCAGCGCTTGCAGAGATGGTGATTTGCCGCCAACCGCCGGGGGTCAAAGGCGCAGACCGCACCTTCATGCAGGGAAGGCTAAATCAGCAGTGGTTAGACGATATGCCGAAGGATCACGCCCAGCACATTCTCGGCGAGGCAAGACGGGCGGGGATTAACACCAGCGGGCGTTTCTATATGAGCGGGCTGGCAGACAAGCGTGGCCCCGCTGACCCCGCCGCGTGGGTCGATTCTGTCAGTGACGTTAAGAACGTCGCCAAGGCCAGAAACCTAACGGTGTCCGGCATTGTCGAACACAAGGGAGAGCCGGTGCCGAGGCCGAAGCCCAAGCGGCTGTCGGCCCGACTCACCCGCGAGATGATGGCCATTGAACGCCGGAAGAACCCCGGCCTGAAGAGAATGAAGGACGGCGACCTGAAAGAGATGGTCAAAGAAAAGTACGGGCGAAAGCATAAGAAATGAACACAGCCCAAGACCTTATCTACTATCTGCTTTCTTCAACTGGTGGCGGTGCCCAAGACGGCGAGCATGCGGCTATTCGACAGGCAGTAGTGCATGGGGTGAGGGAAGTGTTGCAGGCCCGGGACTGGCTCTGGCACTTGAAGCAGAGTTCCTTCACATCGGGCCCCTTCAACACAAATACCTACCAGCTATCGTACCTGTCCCCCGACCGGAGCTTCTGCGCCGTTGACACATTGGACGGGCTGAAGGTCGGCGACGTGTTGGAGTGCCCCAACATTTTCGACAGGCCGCCGCGAATCTTGGCATTGAACCCATCCTTTGGGTTTCGGTCTGACGACAGCTTGGTCACCACCAGCCCCTCCATCGCACTCGACCGCCCCCCGGTCTATCGCAGCACTACCGCCACCAACGCTACCCGAGAACTAATTGCAGCAACGGTCTACCCGTACTACCTGCTGCCTATGGATGTTCGCAGCATTGACTCACTGGTATCTGACGAAACCGGGGTGTCGCTGACGTATGTGTCGCCGCAAGAGTATCAGCGGCTGGAAGCCACCCAGACCGGCACTGCGGAGCCGTTTTTTTATACGGTGATGCGAAGCCCCGTCTTCCCTGACCACTACGAGATTCGCTTTGTCTACACGCCGCCGGACAACGAAACCTATCTCTACACCTACCGCTACACCCCGCCCCCCATCAAACACATGGGCTACGAGCGGCGATGCAGACAGGGGACCATCAGCTACTTTGCGTCAGGTCTGGGGGAGCAACTGCACCGGGTGGCCTACGCCTACGGCTCGGGCACTAACTTCCCCCCGCAGTGTCAGAATGCGGTGCTACGGGTCGGAACTGCAGATGAGTTCCCAGAACCCGTAGGTTCGCTGACGCCATTCCAGTACGAGTTTCGCCTGCTGGGCAAAGTCGGCACCAACGAGGTGCTGGCTCTGGAGGTGCCCGGCAGCATTGAGCCAATCCTTGGTTCGCCGTCTTCTCCGGTAAACCTCAAATACAGCATCGCGGATGAGATCGACTGCAGCCCGCAGATGTGGACCGCCATGCTCAGTGCCGTAGAGATGTGGTACGCCCGGATTGCGGGCAAAGACGCCAAGGACGTGGTGAGCCTATTCAACCGCGATCTGCGGTTAGCGATGGAGACTGACCGTATCACCTCTGTTGCCACCACCAGCCCATCTGTCACTCGGACGCCTCGGTCCATGGGCTGGCATTCAACTGTTCTGCCAGACGTGGGCTAGCATGAAGATAACCAGTTGGCTCGGCCTCTCTACGGCGATTTCAAACTACGCCTCGCCCACCGGGTCAGCCGTCGAGCAGACCAATCTACAGCTATTGCTGCCCGGGCAGGCTACGCCCCGCCCCGCTCTGTCAACGCTAGTGAACAAGCAAGACGGCAGCTTCATTTTCGGGTTGTACCGAAAGACCAACGGGCTGGCAGTCGAAGACACCGTTATTTCCTACATGCGGAGTTTTGATCCTACTGAGTATTATCTCACCCGCACCGGCATCGAAACGCTCGACACGACGGACCCGAACAGTGAAGAGATTCGGATACTCCGGGTACTCACGGAACTGACCAACGGCGGCGACTACTACCCCAGTTTCTGTGAAGACCGACACGGCAACGTCTACACGTTCTTTGGGTTTGGCATTCGCCCTCTTGTTGTTGAGTCACAGAGTTTTGCGACAAACCAAATTGGCGTTGACGCCCCTGAACAAGCACCGTCCGTGACGGCATCGGGCTCGGGCCAGTTTGTGGAACGCATCGACGTGCTAACCGGTGGCGGCAGTTATTGGGCCGCCCCCACCATTAGCATTGAGTCCACGGCTGGCTCATTTCTGCGGCAAGCAAAAGCTCGGGCAATTGTAGAAAACGGTCTGGTTGTCGGTGTTGAGATGTTAGACCACGGCACCGGCTACACCCGGGCACCTGTGGTGACGGCAGTCGAGGGCAAAAAGGGGCGTGGGTTCAGCGCCCGCTGCGCTGTCGAGGTGGTTGCTGCGAGTTTCGGACACAGCCAGTTTAAGTTCTATGACCCTGAGCGCGATGGCGAAACCCCCGGCACCGAACTGCCAATAGCCGAAGACAACAGCCCCACCTATTCGTCCAGCATTGGGGGCATCTTAGACAATTACGATCTGCGTCTTATCGGAGACGGATCGGGGGAAACAGGATACACCGGCACTCTATCAGAAATCACCGGTGTCGCCACACATCGCGTTACTAGCTCGACGCCGTTTCCGCACATGGTCGGCGATATCGTCGAATGCGAATTTGCTCAGGCGGGGCTGGCTACGGTAACCGAGACGGTCAAAATACTGGCTGTCTCCAAAGCCGGTGCGGACTACCGGTTCGACATCGCGCCGACGCTGCTAGACGGCCACACCAATGCTACTGTGACCTTTCGGCATGCCGAGGGCAGCCACACCCACGCATCCGTTTCCTCAACGGAATCCAACGCTAAATTCGCCCGCGTCGAATTAGCTGCTATCGCCCCACTAGCTGACGCCGACACCGGCAAGCGGTTCTTCAACGGCACCTCAATTTCGGCTATCGACACAACGACCAACACCATCACTCTGTCGCACTGGACGCAGACCGGAGAAATGGAAGTCGGCTTCAAGTCGGAAGATAGCCATTTCGCCTTGGGTGTAGGCCAGCTAATACTGACATACGACCACGACCACGACAACGACGACAGCACTGCGACCCGGCCCTACATCTTTGCCTACCGCGTCGTCGAAGAAGGTGCAAATCTCGTTGACGACAAGTTTACGGCTACCGGCAGTTTGTCTGGGGGCGGCGGCTCGGGGGCAACCGCGTTTGTTGAATTTGAAGCGGTGGACAACCAGTTCCAAGCCAGAATCGCAGAAACCGAGAACACCATACAGACGTTCTCTGACACCTATTACAGCAACGACTACCAGAACTGGGGCCTGCAGGCCCACCCCTCGCAGTTCAAGTGGGGCTGGCAAAACCGCATCAACGACCACCGGTCATGTGACTTTTATCTTTTCTTCACTAGCTGTTACTACGACGGCTGGACTTATCGGGCCTACTTCCCAGATTATCGCCGCGTAACAGTTTGGCTGCATACTGGCCCGGACGGGCAGTACGGGCAGCAGCACTGGACCCCGGTTGGCGTTCCGGTGCAGGTTGACGGCACAGGCCCTTACGCAGACGTGGAAGTGACGCCCTCGCTGCTTGCTGACGGCACATCACCCGTACCGGTGTCTGGCAGTACGAATCCCGTCGTCAGGTTGCGATTTGAATACGCACCGTCTTCGTGGGATCGCACATGGGTAGGCAGGTGGCTCGGGTCTTTCTATGCGGGAGCAGACGACGATATCGGCACTATGATCCATAGGCCAACCTACTCCGGTTCGGCAGCGCGAGCGGACTGGTGGAGAAACAAAGAGGGGAACACTGCTCGCCCGCTGGTGAACGTTACCAGCGCAACGCTCATCAACTCCGGGTCTGGCTTGCCCCCAGAGACGCGATTTCGCCTGCGGGTGTGTCAGGCGAAAGCCAATGCAGAACACCAAGTGGGCCCCGTTGGGGCGGGTTCCAGCCCGCCAAGAACTGTTGCCGTAAGCCATGCTGTTCGCGACTTCGCCACCTACTACTACGATCTGCGGATTGACAACACCCAGCCTACGGCGAGCGGCCCCGGCAAGACGCTTGGCGATGTAACCGAAACCCGGGTTGTCAGTGCCGGTACGGGATACCCGCAAGGCGGCGGCTCTGTGCTGCAGCTAGCACAACGCAGCAAGGCGGGGCAAGCCTACAAGTTCTCCCGGTACTACTCTTACAGCGTCGTGCAGCTAACCGAAGCGAACATTCTCGACAGCATTGGCACGGTTACCGTTCTATCACAGGGACAAGACTACTACGCACCCCCAACGTTATTTGAAACGCCATCACCGGGGTACGGGGTGCAAGCCGTTCCCGTGATCGACACGACCGGCAAGATTACCGCAGTCACAATTAAAAATCTGCAGGGTGGTTCGGGGTACGAACAGGGCAAAGAACCCTTTCTGGTCACGTCCGACGACGACGCAACGCTCGTCCCCGTCATGCGTCCCGTCATGCAAGGGGTTTACCGATGTACCTACCGGTTTGCCGATCTATCCCGCACGGTTGCAGGAGAAGCAACACTTGTTGGTTCTGCGGGCAGCAAGACCGCAACGCTGGACTGGTCTGGCGAACGAGACGTTTTGCTGGATGCGGTACTTGACGCCGAGGGCTTGCCTCCGGGGATCGAAGTGCGGTCAGCCCGTCTGTCCAGCGGCACGCTGTATGACATCACCCTGTCGAATGAATTGCTCGCTGATTTTTCTGGCGAGGTGATTGTCCGCGATATGTCTAAGCCCGTGTTCTACAGCAACTTTGCTCCAATTCAGGACTTGGACACTGGCCCCACTGCAGAGCGTGCCAGCACCGGCGAAATCATTTGGTCTATCCCTGCACTGAATATCCCGCCTCGCGTGGACCGGATTGAGCTTCTGCGAACCAGCGGCGACCAGAGTTTGGTGTTCTACCGCGTGCAGGCATACGGCAAAGTAACCGGCGACAGCGTTGTGGTTGTCGGCACGGACAGGCTCAACGACGAAGAGCTATTCGACACGTCCCGCTCGCACTATGCCGCCGTCCCAATTGTGCTGCCCAACGGGGGGCTTAATGCGTACCGGTTTGGGGTAGCCCGTGACGACTGCAGTATTTGCTGCTCTTTCCAAGATCGGCTCTGGTTCGCCGGGTCCACATCTGGCGAAGCGGTCAACACTGTGTTCTTCAGCGAGTTCGACGAGTACGAGTCCTGCCCGCCGCAGAACGAAATCCCGATCCAAAACAACCAGCGAGTCACGGACTATGTGACGGCCTTGGTCCCGTATGGCTCGGTGCTGCTGGTCATGCAGTCTTCCCACGCCTATCAGCTTTCCTACAACACTGACCCAGCAATCGACGCTGCGGTCAATCTGATCGCAAACCGTGGGGTTCTCAACCACCGCTGCTGGGACTTGTTCGACGACGTGCTGTATGCCGTGGACGAGCGAGGCGTCTACAAAATGCAGCGGTCGGGGCAGGTCACAGATTTGAGTGAAGCAATTGCCGACGTGTTTGTCGAAGGCCAAATTGACTTCACCAAGAGCGATGCCTGTCACCTGAAAATAGATCGCAAGCAGCGATTGCTGCGGGTGTTTGTGGTGACCAGTGACGGCGGGCAGGAGCCAGACCTCGCGTACTGCTATAGCTTGGCATACGGGACGTGGTGGAAGGAAACCTACCCCACGTCTCTGACCTGCTCCACCACCTACAAGCGCTGGGACACTGGTCGGGAAGAGCCGCTGTACGGCACCATGGACGGTACCCTGCGGGTGTTTGAAGGCACCAAGGAACTGCCTTACCGAAGCGTCAAAACAATCACTCTTTTGGACGGCGGGTCAGGTTACACAAGCCCGCCAAAGGTTGTTGCAGAGGGCGGCATCGGAGCCGAGTTGCGAGCCGTCATACGGGACGGCATTGTTACCGAGATAGAAATTCTCAGTCGCGGGTTTGGGTTTGGGCAGGCACCGGATTCCGAGACATTTGCCCCCAGCATCTTTATTAGTATTGACCGGCCACCATCCGGCGGCGAGCGGGCCAGCGCAGTTGGGTCAGCCTATTACCCAGAGTTCGTAACGCCGAAGGTCGTGGATGAAAGCGTTGTCCCCCCCGTGCTGGTCGAGAACCCCGAAACCACCCGGCTGACTGTCGGCTGGAGCTTTAAGACTCCCAACCTTGAACTCATCACCGACGCCAATGTCAAGGGCGGGGAGCAACAAATCGACCGTAGCATCACCCTGACCTACCAGCCCACCGCAGGCGCATCGGTGATAACCCTGAAGCACTTCTATAACAACTCAGAAAACCCCCGCCAAAACGTGATGCCTCGCGACCGGGGCACGGGCTGGAAGCACATAGAGGACAGCACCCGCACCGAACTGGACATGGACACGGCCCGAGTCCCACTGGGCCATGCGACTGGCGTGGCCCAAGCCCGATTTGCAAACCGGGTATACGCCGACATGGGCGGCGCAGATCGCCATTTGGCGATAGAGCTTACCCAGCCATCGTTTGTCGTTGAGGGCGATGCGACAGTCGCCACTGCCATGCTGTATTCCTACGAAATCAATGGAGTCGTGTCGCGTGAGCAGTAACAAGTCTGACCTAGAGGGCTCTCTTGCTGCCGCTGGGCTGCCCCCCGCTGCGGCCAAGATTATCTCAAACGCCCTCGCAAATTTGGACTCGCCTAAGACCGCGCAAGGGGGCTCGTTAGTAGACAGTACGCCCAAACAGGCGATGCGGCTAATTGGGCGAGACGCCCGACAGTTCCAATTTCCCAATTTGGACTATGTGCCCCAAGAGCCTCGCCGCCGCCTCAGAAACACCAAAAACACCGCTTACCAGCCTGCCGTCAGCGAGCATCCCTACCGCGACTCTCAGCCCGTCGATACGGGAGTTCCGCTCTCACCGGAGCAGTTCACGGGCAAGAACGCGGTGCAAATCACCCGTCGCACTTCAGATGGAGTGCCGGTGTATGAAATAGGGCTGCGCGTGCAGGGGGACGGGGAGTTCCTCAAACTCAGCCCCCACCGGGAGAGCCTGCGTGCTGTTCGGCTATCTGCGTCTACCAGCAACCCCGACCGTGCCCAGCTTTTGGTCACCAACACAGACACAGAGATTCGCCTTGTTTTGCAGCTTGTTGGCCTGCAGGAAGTGACTGTCTCTTTGCCGGATGGCGGCACCAAAAACCTGTTAGCGTGGACGACAGATTGAAAAAATATGTTCGCAAATCAAAAAAACTTTAACAGTCGCATCACTGCCTCCAATCCTTTTGGCGGATCGCAGGCTCGGGGCACCCGCGTCAAGGCACCCTACATGGGTGGCGACCAGACCCGGAGTGCCATGTCCCGGGCTCTGATGGACTCGGCCAATACAGAAATTGGTTCTGGATACGAACAGGCTCGGCGGCAATACCAGCAGGCGGGCGAAGAAGCCCGCAGCCAAGACGTGCAGCGACAGTACCAAGCCAACATGCAGGACTACGGGTTCGGCAAAGAACTGGAAGTTGGCAAGCGGCGGAATATGAGCCAGCGGCAGCAGGGGCTGGCCGACCTCGACTCCCAGTTATTTCGGGCGCAGCAGGACTACGGCGTTGCCCGCATGTCGAACCTAGCCAACCTTTTTCTTCAGGGAGGACTGCTCAGCTACCCAACCGCGAGCGAGATATTAGGTGGCTACAGAGCGGAGAATCCCATTACTTCACCCACCGGAGATATTATTCCCTCCCCGGCCATGCCCAACGCTGGTGACACTGGCATCCTCAGAGGGTTATTCCGTTAGAAATGTTTGCCGCTAATTCTTACAAGCCGACGTTCAGCGGCCCCATGCTGGCATCTGGCGAACAGCTACGGAGGGGCAAAAACTCAGCGATGCAGCAGTCTGCATTTGCTGGCAATCAGCGGGCCTATTTACCCCGCAACACGGGAGTGCGGGCCGGTAGCAAGATGGCCGACTACCAAAGCGGCCTGCAGGCTGATGCGGCCATGGCCAAGGGGTATGCAGAGGCCCAGCGCCTTGCCCAAGCCGATCAACTTTACAACGCTGGAGCCACGCAGCGTTATCAACAGAACCGTGCTGGCGAAGACGCTTTCTTGCAAAACCTGCTACTGGGCCAGAGGCGCATTGACGAAGGGTCCGCTCTGGACATGGCAGGAATTGACACGTCAGAAATGCTGTCGCAGCGGCAGCGTCAGGTTCAGGAAGAGGCTGCCCGCCTTAACCGACAGGCGTCTGTCGGAGGCATTCTGGCTCGGCTATTTGGTTAGGAGTAAATACAATGGCCCTCATTATCAACGTCGCTTTCGACGAGATGCGCGACGATAGCGTCAACAAGATGCTGAAGGACGCCTACCGCGAAGACAAGAACAAAGGCAAGCCTCTGCATCTCCGCAAGCAAAAGTCGGAGCCAGACGACGATGACGACGACGAGCGCGACAACCCGGCTGACTTGGACCAGAAACTGACGGCCAGCAAGCCGCCCACGGTAACTACTGCTGACATGCCGCATGCCGTGGCAGCCAAGATGAGCAAGAAAGACCTGAAGCCTAAGTCTCGCAAGGGTAAGTAATGGCTGGCGGAAAGCGCGGCGGTCGCAAGACCCCCCGAAAAAAGACAAGGGGTACAGCCTCTGCAAAAGCGGCTGCCACTCGCATTACGCCGCTGACAGATGTCAGCACCTACAGTGATCTTCTGCGCAAACTAGACAGCAAGTCGCTGAAAGAGGTGATGTCGCGGCTTACGCCTGCACAGCAAGCCCGGGTTCAAGCCATTATTGGTGCCGAGCCACCAAGAACCGCAGCAGACAGTCACCCAATTTACGCCCTTCCGGCAAAGACAGGCAAGTCTGCAGCCAAGCCCCCAGCGCCACCACCAACAGATTTGCCGCTGGTGACACAACGGGTGGACCCGAGGTTACCGCTCTCGCGTGGCACACAGCCCACGGTTAGGCACCTAGTGAGCGGCTCGGTGCCTTTGGACCCGTCAGCGCCTACCCAAGAGCAGATTCCCAAGGCGGTCGAGGTCAAGAGGGCCAAGACCAGACGGGACAAGCCATCTGCGGACGAGCTTGACCGGCCAGAAGATTACATCGACCCCGCACAGGCTCGCACCGAATACTACATGGATGGCGTTGACCGCATGCTGCTAAAGCAGTTTGAGGAAATGCCGCCGACAAAAACCAACTTTGCCCGAATCAAAGAGATTGCCGAAAGGGTGCTAGAAGAGCAGTCAAGGGCTCCCAACGAAGACATTGTTGGGCCCTATGCCCGCGTCCTGCGGCGCATGGCAAAGAGCAATCCCACGCGGTTCGTCGATATCGTTTCGGCTATGGGGTATGACCCCGGCGATCCGAAGAGCTACAAACGATTCCAGCAGGACTTTGGCCCCGAGCGCGCCCGTCGCCCCGCAGGAGCTTTTGAGCGGCCAGAACTGGAAGATGAGCCCCCTTTGGACAAACAGCGGCAAGACTATGAAATGCCGCCCCGGGTCGTTTTCGGCACAGAGATCGGCAAGAAATTTGAACCCAGCACCAGTGCCAGCGGAATTGAAGGCTCTGTCTTCCCGATGGTGCAACAAGTTCGCGACATTGATTTTATTAACGCATTGATGCAAGACGCCGGGATTCAGAGCCAGATTTTCCCAGAGTCTGGACGGCGAACGTACACGAATGAAGGGCAGTTAATAACCCGCCTGCTTTCCGTAATCGAAGACATGCGTCGTCGCGGTGCCAAGATTCAGCCGCGTGATTCTACCAAGTTTCAATACAAACGAGTCTTCGATCCGGTTAAGCAAGAGTTTGTAGTTCAAGCGGAGCCCAAAGGTTTTGTCGATGACCCACAGACATTTGGGCCGAACGAACAATTCAGCTATAGCCCCGGTGTCGCCAACATCATTCGCGATCTTTTGGTTGGTGGCGACGGCAACGTGAAGGGTCTTGCTGAATTAGGCTATACGGGCCCAAAAGCCCCACGCAGTGGCCTTGGGTTTCGTTACACCCCTAGCACGTTGGTTGAGCCAACTACTGGAATGGGGATGCGTCGAGCGGACCTCAAAATGCAGCGAAAAACCCAAAAGCGGGACAATCTCGCTCGGGAATTGCTGATGGATTTTGTGGACGAGCGGCGGCGCGGGTTTATCCCAAAGGACATACAAAGCTATAGAGAGCAGTTCCCGTTTTTGATTGACCCAGAAACGAGCGAGGCTATCTCTCGGGTGTCCAGAACTACGGGCATTTTTCCGTTGGACAGTGTGCTGCAAGGCTTGCGGGTAAATGTTCCGTACCGAGATGGCAAACTATTGGCCGTAGGCCGGATGCCAAGCGAGGATGCCGCCAAGGTATTGTCTGCAAGCCGCATGACACCAGAGTCTTTCATTCCGGCCCTGCAACAGCTTATTTCGGACAGTCGCAAGATTTACGACAGACTTCCTCCCCACCCCACGCTTATCGGCAGCAAGATTGCCAAGGACTTGGAGGGCAAGACCGTGATGAGCGGCGACAATGTAGCCCGCATCAATGCCGAGTTTGCCCGCAGCGGCCAAGCCATGGAAGACGTGGTGGACCGCACACGGGGACCAAGGTTCTTTGAACTTTCCCCTGACCAGCAAGCTGAAATGATTGAAGTGATGAATCGCCGCAAAAGGGGGAGCGGCGAGGCGTACCGCCGCCAAATGGAGAAGCAGCGTGATGCCGACCAGATTACCACAGACCCATCTAAGGGTTACTTACAACGGATCGAAGCTACTGGTGGACGCAGCCCGTCTGCTGCCGTCCCGCAATCTATTCTCTACGGACTGATGGTGTGACATGGGAAAAAGAGGACGCCCACGCAAAGCCGCTAAGATGACCGCCGATGGGTTGCGCAAGGCTCTAATCGCTCGGAGATTTACCGATGGCGACACCCCAGTCAGCACAAAAGAGCTAGAAAGCCTCGTTGATGCCGGTAAAGACAAGGGCGGCCACGGGCTGGACGTGAACAAACTGCGCGAGTTGCTTGCTGCTGAAGGCTTTGCCGTAGAGGGCGGTGCGCCAGTTGCCCGAACGGCAGAGATGCTCGGCAAAGAGATCGACGACCTGCAGACGGCACAGCAAAAAATCGAAATCGCGATGGACCCGGATAACCCGGAGCCATCTGATGTTAAAAAGCTGCAGCAGATTCAGGAACGCTACACAAGACTTGTCAAAGAGCTTGACGCCCTGCAAGCCGAAAATGCCCCCCAGAACATTAGCCCAGACGCCGTTACGTCAGCCGATGATTCTTTGCCTCCGGTTGAAGCTGCTGCAGAAACCTCTGGCCTTACTCCAGAAGCGCAGCAGTTTCTGGCACAAGCATCATCTTCTGGTGCGATGCCAGCGTTTATCACAAAAAACCTCCGAAAGATCGCTGCCGACAACAACATTCCTGTCACAAAGCAAACTACTGCTGCAGATATTGTTGAGGTGCTAAAAAGCCGAATGGGTGGCGAGTCGGCACCTCCCGCCCCAGCAGCACCATCTCCTGCCGTCACAGAGCCACCATCGATGCGGGTGCGGCGTCAGGACTATGCTCCCAACATTGGGAGAGAAGAGCCCGGGAACTATACTGGCTCGCCTAATCGCACCCCGTTGGTTAGGCCAGAGCCCGGCGAAACGCTTGGAGGGCTACGGGCTATGCCAGAGCCAGCCGCCGCAACGGCGAGGAATGCTGGTGTGCCAACGCCCGAGGAGGACGCCGCCGCAGTGCAGCGGATTCAGCGAGAAGCCCCTCCCCCACCGCAGATGGCGGCACAGTATGAGCCGCTTGAACTAGACACGGATGCAGTAGACGATGCGCTGCTTAGAACGCAGGGGGTAGCGCAGGGGGGTGAGCCGCTGGGTGGCCTAATGGACAACGACCCCGCTCCGGTAGACCCAACTCTGTATGTGGACCAA